TGTACCGGATTGGGCATTTGAGTGGAAGCGCAATAATCCCGACAAAGAAGTCTATTGCAGTCCTATGAACGTGTACAACAGTTTCCCACAGAAGATTAAACTGTTACGTGCAGAGAAGGGACAGATTACCATGGCAGAACGTAGCACTGTGGATGAGGTCATTAGTTTCTGGGAACCAGGCTTGCTTAACCTAGCAGACAATCAACGTAATCACGAATATGTTGGACAGTTCTGTATTGAAAATGGGTTTAAACTAAACCTACAACAACATCTTTATACAAGTCTAGCATAATGGGCCTAAGTAAAATGAGCGATGATACAACGCCCATGCAGTCACCTCCGTCGGAAGACTGGGGTCTGCGTAGAGCACGGTGGTGGAAACTTAAATTTTGCTGGCTTCCTAAAAAGTGCTTCCTAACAGGTAAACCATTGTGGGGCAAATTTGCTTATCATGGAGAACGCTGGATCACTGGTCCGGGCGAGCCAGTAGTTGATCACTATTGGGTTGAAAAGAATGAATTTGTATTGTGGCAATTGACAAAATGATCGCAGAAGTATTAAATATTTTATCACTGGTGTCTATCAGCACTGTGGTGTTCATTCTATGGACATTATGGGCTTTGTGGATTTTATATGTTGCTATGATGAATGTGCAACGTGCTGCTACCAATTCTGCACTGCCTTGGCAAGCCAAGATGCTGGTAATTCCCACAACTGTAGTATTTGACATCATTGAGTTTGTTGCCAACGTAGTTGTTTGCACACTGCTATTTTGGGACTTGCCAAGAGAAATTACAGTAAGCGACAGATTAAGACGCTATGCACAAGATCCTGCTCGAGCAGGTTGGAGAATGGTGGCAGTAAACTTTATTCGCCCCATGATCGATCCATTTGATCACAAAGGACCACACATATGAAATTCCTAGATAAACTTTTTAAAAAACCTAAACCAGTAGTTAAAGAACCGACGCCGATTCCCAAAATCCCTAAGAAGACAGCAAAAGAAATTGCCACAGAACAAGGGGAACCTTACATTAATATTGTTAGCATGGAAATTGATCCTAACAATTTACACCAAGGTGCGTTTGAATTAGATTGGAATGACAAATTTGTTACTAATCTAATTCGTGCTGGTTATCAAATGAAGGGCGACGATACCGATGCTGACATCGTAGATCGTTGGTTTCAAAATGTATGCAGACACGTTGTTATGGAAACTTGGGAACAAGAAGAAGCCATGCGTAATTCGGGCATCTATGTTAAGACTACAGATCTTGGCAACGGACGCAAAGAAGTTTCATGATTTTATATGTCAATGGTGACAGCCATACTGCTGCTGCCGAAGCAGTAAATCTTCATGCATTTGCCGAAGACGATGGCGACCTGTTTTACATGGGTCGGGCACCACATCCTGCTAATCTTAAAGTCAGTTGGGGATATCGTCTCGGTCAAACGCTCAAAACCAGTTTTCAGTGCGGCGCAGAAAGTGCCAGTTCAAATCAACGCATTATTAGAACTACTCGAGATTGGTTAGCGCAACCACGTAATCAAGATGCACTAGTAGTAATACAGTGGACAACATGGGAACGTGAAGAATGGTTGCACAACGGTGTTTACTATCAGGTCAATGCATCAGGTATTGATCATGTGCCCGACGAACTCAAACAACGCTATAAAGAATTTGTAGCATCTGTGGATTGGCGTAAATGCACAGAGCATTGGCATAATGAAATCTGGGCATTGCATCAAGAATTAAAACAACAAAATATTCCGCATGTATTCTTTAACGGGAACAACAGTTTTGAGTCCATTCAAGACCGGCAAGATTGGGGTACTAGTTATATAGATCCTTATAGCAATGCAGGAACGTATACTTCAGTATTACAAAAAAACAATTATCAAACAGTATCGCCCGATTCCTGGCATTTTGGAGAAGATGCCCATAGTTTTTGGGCAAATTATATGCTACAATACATTATTCGTAACCAAATAATTTAAGGCCTTTATGCGATATGTGTTAATTGACACTAGTAACATGTTTTTTCGTGCAAGACACTCTGCGCATCGTGCCGCAGATACTTGGACAAAACTTGGGTTTGCACTGCACGTTACTATTATGAGTGTTAACAAAGTAGCCCGCAAATTTGGTGCAGACCACGTAGTATTTGCACTCGAAGGACGTAGTTGGCGCAAAGATGTCTACAAGCCTTACAAGGCTAACCGTGCAGAAGCACGACAGGCCATGAGCGAAGACGAAGCAGAAGAAGATAAATTGTTCTGGGAAACCTACGATAATCTGACTAAATACTTGTCTACAAAAACCAACTGTAGTGTTATCCGCTGTGCTACCGCAGAAGCAGATGATGTTATTGCTCGTTGGATTGCTTTACACCCCCAAGACGATCATGTTATTGTAAGTTCTGATTCAGATTTTGTGCAGTTAGTTGCACCAAATGTACAACTTTACAATGGCATCAATGAACATTTGTTCAGTGTTGACGGGGTTCAAGATGACAAAGGAAAATCATTGAGTTTTGTGGTCAAAAGTGACAGCAAGATTAAAGTCGAAAAACATAAACCTGACTTTGTGGCACCTGTTGATTATCAAAAGTGGGCACTGTTTTTAAAGTGTATCCGCGGCGATGCTGGCGATAATGTGTTTAGTGCATATCCAGGTGCCCCAGTTAAAGGCAGCAAAAATCGCGTTGGACTGACCGAAGCATTTGAAGATCGTTCCAAGCAAGGATACAACTGGAACAATCTAATGCTACAACGTTGGACTGATCACAACAACGAAGAACACAAAGTCCTTGACGATTATAACCGCAATCAAATGTTAATCGATCTAACTGCACAACCCGATGATATTAAAGCCGCAGTTGACACGGCTATTAAAGAACAGGTAAGTCATCGCGACATTGGACAAGTGGGCATGCATTTTCTCAAATTTTGCGGTAAGTTTGAACTTAATAAACTAAGCGAGCATGCGGATGTAGTCAGTCGGTGGATGAACGAAACGTATAAAGGAGTGTTAAATGATCATTGCTAAACCAGTAGTAGACAAACAATTTTGGATACTACAGCAAAATGACAAAAAAATTGGCAACGTAGAAGCATGCCAGGACGGCGGGTTCCAAGTCCGTCTAAATGATACTGTACAACAGTATAAAAATATTAAAATGGTTACTCAATTACATAATATTATTTTTGAGAAGCCAGTCATTGTAAAAAAGAAAACTGCTGTAGGCAGTGATGTACACGGGTATCAAGCACATGGTCGAGTTTATAATCCTATATGGGATGTTAAACATAGACTACCCTTGTTTACAAAGAACAAAAAATCTAAATCGTGGTTTGCGGCTGGATGGTACCAGGTTCAACGAGGACGAACTTGGAAAACTGTACAAGACCCTAAACTAATTACACTACAACGTTACAAGTACCACGGACCATTTCATACTAAAGAGGAAGCAAATGACCAATCCATTTCGTGATCAAGAAAAATTCATGCAAGCCTGCGGGCAAACAACCCTAGGCGAAAACATTGAGCAGTACAAACTCTACTTTAATCTTATTAAGGAAGAAGTAAAAGAACTCGAAGAGTCTACCACCATGGTAGATGACCTAGATGCACTAATTGACATTTTAGTTGTTACTATCGGTGCTATCCATAGTATGGGTGCAGATGCCGAAGGTGCCTGGAAAGAAGTTATGCGTACCAACTTTGCTAAGATTGATAGCGAAACCGGCAAGGTCCGTAAGCGTGAAGATGGCAAAGTGTTGAAGCCGCTAGGATGGACTCCACCGGAACTTACTCCATTCTTAAAGAGATCCGCATGATTAATTTGCAAAAATTTATCGATAGAGTCCAAGGCGCCGAAGCACGTGGACTCAAGGATGTTAGCATTCCACTAGTAGATGCAAAAGCAATGTCATCAGAACTTACACGTATTCTGCTAGAAATGCAAACATTACGCGAGCGAGTGATGCAACAGCCGCAGGAAGAAGTTGTAACTGTTTCTATGGACGGCGGGACATTTAAATAAAATATACGCAGTTTTTACCACTAAATACTAGCATGAGTAGACCTAAGCCCACAGTTCTCGTAGAACTTACCAATAAATCAACTTACAAGAGCGAACAGGTTCTTGGCAGCGAAGGCGTTTGGGCAGTATTTTACGACAACAAACCTATTAACTTAAAAACTTCAAACTTGCTAGTTCAGTATCCAGGCCCTAAGTATAAAAAAGTAAGTTTTTCAAACCCGGGGCATGCAATAAATCTAGCAAAGAAACTTAACACTCAATTCAAGACTGATAAGTTCACTGTGGTGTTATTAAAGCAAGGGGATCAAGTGTATCCCAATGTCTCGAAGTAAATTTACTCATGCTATGTGGCAACACCTGCCACTTACTGCAAAAGAAAATATGCCGCTGGATCAAGCACAAGAAGAGTGGTGGCA